GTTACGTTTCGTGGCTTTGCTGAAGGGAGATCTAAATAATGTACGAGCAAACTTTATATAAAGTATTAAAAGATCACGTTAAACCTAAAGTTCTTAAACGAATGAATAGGTATAAAAAATGGGATTATGGATACAACGAAGAGCATGATATAGTTGTTATATCAAGAACTGGAGAAATAGGTGATATATATGAGATACAAAATCTTAAAATAGCTTTACCTAAATCTAAAGAAGTTCATAAATTTGAAAACAATAGATGGACTAGATTTGATTATCCTAAAGTATTAAAAAAAATAAAAACAGTCTTTGATTGGAGAGAATATCCAGAAGACTTTAAAGAAAAATATTACGACTACATAGATAATGAGTTTACACGTCGCGAAGAAGGTTTTTGGTATATCAATAAAGGTATACCTACTTATCTCACTGGTACTCATTACATGTATTTACAATGGTCTAAGATTGACGTAGGTCAGCCAGATTTTAGAGAATCAAATAGATTATTTTTTATATTCTGGGAAGCTTGTAGAGCTGATACTAGATGCTATGGTATGTCTTACTTAAAAAACAGAAGATCAGGTTTTTCTTTTATGGCATCTGGAGAATGTGTTAACATGGCAACAATTTCAACTGATGCTAGATTTGGTATATTATCTAAATCTGGTGCTGATGCTAAAAAAATGTTCACCGACAAGGTTGTTCCTATATCTGTTAATTATCCTTTCTTTTTTAAACCAATACAGGACGGTATGGATCGTCCTAAAACAGAACTAGCTTATCGTGTACCGGCATCAAAATTTACAAGAAGATCAATTACTTCTACAGAAAAACTAGAGGATCTTGCAGGACTAGATACAACTATTGATTGGAAAAACACTGGAGACAATGCTTATGATGGTGAAAAGCTAAAACTATTAGTTCATGATGAAAGTGGTAAATGGGAAAGACCAAACAATATATTAAATAATTGGAGAGTTACAAAAACAACTCTTAGACTAGGATCAAGAATTATTGGAAAATGCATGATGGGATCAACTTCAAATGCTTTAGATAAAGGAGGAAGAAACTTTAAAAAACTATATGATGATTCAGACGTTACCAAAAGAAACGCAAACGGACAGACTCGTTCGGGACTCTATTCTTTGTTCATTCCTATGGAATGGAATTACGAGGGATACATCGATTCTTATGGCTTTCCTGTCTTCGACACCCCAAAAGTACCAGTATTCGGACCTCATGGAATACCAATCAAAATCGGTGTTATCGAATATTGGAACAATGAAGTTGAAGGATTAAAAGAAGATCAAGACGGTTTAAACGAATTTTATAGACAATTTCCACGTACTACTAAGCACGCTTTTAGAGATGAGTCTAAAGAATCTTTATTTAATTTAACTAAGATTTATCAACAAGTAGATTTTAATGAAGATTTAAAAAATACACTACCAATAACACAAGGTAGTTTTCAATGGGAAAATGGAGAGAAAGATACTAAAGTTATATTTGTGCCAAACAAAACTGGTAGATTTATGGTATCATGGGTTCCACCAGTACAATTACAAAACAGAACAGTAACAAAGAATCATAAGAAATATCCAGGTAACGAGCATTGTGGTGCTTTTGGATGTGATCCATATGATATATCAGGAACAGTTGATAAAAGAGGATCAAACGGATCTTTACATGGTTTAACTAAATTTAGCATGGAAGACGTACCGCCTAATCATTTCTTTTTAGAATATATAGCTAGACCACAAACTGCTGAAATATTTTTTGAAGATGTACTTATGGCTTGCGTGTTTTACGGTATGCCAATATTAGCAGAAAATAACAAACCTAGATTATTGTATTATTTCAGACGTCGAGGTTATAGATCTTATTCTATGAATAGACCTGATAAAAAATATAATAAATTATCTGTTACAGAAAGAGAAATAGGTGGAATACCTAATTCAAGTGAAGATATTAAACAAGCACACGCGGCAGCAATAGAATCTTACATAGAACACTTTGTGGGATTAAAAGAAACAGGTTATGGAGATGTATATTTCCAAAGAACTTTAGAGGACTGGGCTAGATTTAATATTAATAATAGAACTTCTCACGATGCTTCTATTAGTTCGGGACTAGCTTTAATGGCTTGTAATAAGCATAGATATGCTCCAAGCAATAAAATTAAATTAGAACCTGTAGATTTAGGTATAAAAAGATATAACAATAAAGGAACCACATCAAAAATAATAAGTTAAATGAATATATATACTAACACCAATAGCGCCTTTCCTAGTCAAGTGGTTAGCGATGCAGAAAAAGCAAGCTTAGAATATGGAAGTCAAGTTGCTATGGCAATTGAATACGAGTGGTTTGGTCAAAGCAGAACTAACGGTAATAGATATTTAACTAATTGGAATAGTTTTCACGAGTTAAGATTATATGCTCGTGGTGAACAATCTCCACAAAAATACAAAGATGAATTATCTATTAATGGTGATTTGTCTTATCTTAACTTAGACTGGCAACCTGTTCCTATTTTATCTAAATTTGTAGATATAGTTGTAAACGGTATATCACAAAAAAGTTACGATATAAAAGCATATGCTCAAGACCCAAGCTCGGTAAAGAAAAGAACAGATTATGCTTCTCGTATCTACGAAGACATGATGGGTAAAGAATTTTTAAAAGAATTAAAACAAACTCTAGGCGTAGACTTATATCAAAGTCCTGATCCTAGTACTTTACCAGATTCTGAAGACGAATTAGAGCTTCATATGCAGTTAAGTTACAAACAATCAATTGAAATAGCAGAAGAAGAAGCTATATCATCAGTACTTGCTCAAAACAAATATGATTTAATTAGACGTAGACTTAACATGGACTTAACTGTTTGTGGTATATCTGCTGTAAAAACTGATTTTAATACCGCTGAAGGCGTTACAGTTAAATATATTGATCCAGCTTATATGGTTTATTCATATACTGAAGATCCAAACTTTGAAGACATATACTATGTTGGTGAAGTGAAATCTATAACTATAGCAGAGCTTAAAAAAGAATTCCCTGACACTACTGATGAAGAACTAGAAAGAATACAAAAAATGCCAGGTAATAGTTCATATACAACTGGCTATGGTAATTATGATAATAACACGGTTCAAGTTATGTATTTTGACTACAAGACTTATCATAATCAAGTATTTAAAATAAAGTATACTGATCAAGGATTAATGAAAGCTTTAGAAAAGCCAGATTCTTTTAATCCACCAGAAAATGATAGTTTTGAAAGAGTATCAAGATCAATAGAAGTATTATACAACGGGGCAAAGGTGTTAGGAACTGATACAATTTTAAAATGGAAACTAGCAGAGAACATGTCTAGACCATTAGCAGATACTACTAAAGTAGAAATGAATTATGCTATTTGTGCGCCAAGAATGTATAAAGGTAGAATAGAATCTCTTGTAAGTAAATGTATAGGTTTTGCAGACATGATTCAATTGACTCATTTAAAGTTACAACAAGTAATGTCTAGAATGGTACCAGATGGTGTTTATTTAGATATGGATGGTTTAGCTGAAGTTGATTTAGGTAATGGTACAAACTATAATCCAGCCGAGGCGCTTAATATGTATTTTCAAACTGGTTCTATAGTTGGTAGATCACTTACTCAAGACGGTGAAATGAATGCTGGTAAAGTTCCAATACAAGAACTTAATAGTTCTAGTGGTCAACAAAAAATAGCAAGTTTAATACAGACTTATCAATATTATTTACAAATGATAAGAGATGTAACCGGGCTTAATGAAGCTCGTGACGGAAGTACTCCAGACAAACAAACGCTAGTAGGATTACAGAAAATAGCCGCTAACGCGTCTAACGTAGCAACTAGACACATAAAGCAAGCTAGTTTGTTTTTAACTCTTAGAATAGCAGAAAATATAGCTTTAAAAATAGCAGATGCTTTAGAGTTTCCGCTTACTGAAAATGCTTTAGTTAATTCTATATCTACTTATAATGTAAAAACGTTAAAAGAAATTGTTAACTTAAACTTACATGATTTTGGTATATTCTTAGAATTAGAACCAGATGAAGAAGAGCAACAACAGTTAGAACAAAACATACAAGTTGCTTTACAATCTCAAGGTATAGATTTAGAAGACGCTATAGATTTAAGACAAATCAAAAATCTTAAATTAGCTAATCAAATGCTTAAGATAAAACGTAAAGCTAAAGGCAAGCAAGATCAAGAAAACCAACAAGCTAACATCAAAGCTCAAGCAGAATCGCAAGCTGATGCAGCAGAAAAAATAGCAATGTCAGAAGTTCAAAAGCAAGAAGCTATATCTGGATCTAAAGTTCAATACGAACAAGCAAGGTCTCAAATGGAAATGCAACGCATGCAAACAGCTGCTCAATTAGAGCAACAAAAAATGCAAGCTCAATTTCAATTTGATATGCAGCTTAAACAAATGGATATGCAAGCTACAAAAGAAAAAGAACAAGAAATAGAAGATCGTAAAGATACGCGTATAAAAATGGAAGGTTCTCAACAAAGCCAAATGATAAGTCAAAGAAAAAACGATTCTTTACCTATTGATTTTGAACAACAATCACAATCAACATCTTTGATGTTGTAATTTTTAATTATTTAATCATATTATATTATGTCAGAAACAAAAACAAATGAACCTGTTAAACAGGAAGGAGACTTTAAAATAAAGTCTAAAAAGAAAACACCTAAGCAATTAGGGACCAAAACTCAAGAAATAATAAAAGTAAGCATTAAAGAACCTTTAGTAGATGTTCCAGATAAAGTTACAAAAGTAACTATACCTAGCGAAGCTTTAAAAAAACAAGAACCAGATGCCATTCAAATCGGAGAAACAGAGAAAGTGGATGTGGACAAACAAACCGGAGATAGCATTAAAGTGGACGAACAAGTACAAGAGTCCGTCAAAAATATTGAAGAGTTTAAACCAATTCAAGAAGTAACTAAAGAAGTTATTAAAGAAGTTAAAGAAGCTATTAGAGATGAAAAAGTATTAGGTAAACCTTTACCTGAAAACATTGAAAAGCTAGTTGACTTTATGGAAGAAACTGGTGGAACTATAGAAGATTACACAAGACTTAATGCTGATTATTCAAGTATTGATGACGATGTTTTATTAAAAGAATATTATAAAAAAGCAAAACCTCATTTAAACGAGGAAGAAATTGGCTTTGTTATGGAGGATAATTTCCAATATGACGAAGACATGGACGAAGAGCGTGAAGTCCGAAAAAAGAAACTCGCTAAAAAAGAAGAGATTGCAAAAGCTAAAAACTTTTTAGAGGAAACTAAGAAAAAATATTACGACGAAATCAAGTTGAGACCCGGCGTAACTCAAGACCAACAAAAAGCTACTGACTTTTTTAATCGCTACAACAAGCAACAAGATGTGGCTACTGAACAACACGAAAAGTTTAAACATGACACTCAAGAACTATTTAATGAAGATTTCAAAG